GAGGAGTGATCTACCAATAGTATATCCTCCGATACCTACTAAGATAATATTTAGTAGAGAGTTTTGTACAGATTCTGGAATATTAGGTGCAGTATAACCGAACCAATGGGCAACCATCAAACCAGCAAAGACCAACATCATAATCGGTCGCCAGTTTCTTTGTAGAAAACCACCTTGTGCTTCTGTTTGTATAATTTTAGCAGCACCTTCTAGTTCTGCTAGTTCACCAGATATAATCTTCTCCTGGACTTTAGCTTTGAGTTTCTCAGCTTCACCTTTATTGTCTACTACTTTGTCTATAGTTTTAAATACAGCACCAGCAATAGGTCCTAACATATTAAGCAACATCTATCTCCCTCATAATCAGAGCTAATTCCGAAGCTCTATTCGGTGTTTGACGATACCAAAGAGAATCAATCATCTCATCAGATGCATCTGTATATCGTTCTTCTTGTAATGCTGAAAGCATACCTTTGAATTTAGATACACCACCTTCACCCATTTGGTAAACCATTTCTATAATTACTTCTCTTGCAACAATATCTATATCACAATCACCGAGTATATTGTCAGCGCCTTCACACGCAGTTTGGAAATCTTTTTCAAATAGTTTATTCCAACCTTCTTCAGTAGTGGGGATCTCTTCTCCAGGTATTATCTTGTGACCATAGCCACCAGTATCGAAACCTTCCGAACATTTATAGACATCAACTCTATAGCCTTCGTGTTTCTTTATCCGTTCTTTTAGTTCCTCAAATGGCATCTTCTTGTTTTTGTGTACAGAATCCTGTTACAAACAAATCCTTATTATTCTTGATACTGTATCTAAAGTTATCCACATATGCAAGGCATTGTGGGATAGATACAAATGTTTCCTCATGCAGAGGTTCTACTACGCAAGTGTTTTCAAGGGGTGATGTTAGTGATTGTACACAAAATACAATGATAAGATAAACTTTCACTTAAACTGTATCATAATGATTGCTAGTAGGTTTGAGAATACTAAAAATCCTACTGACCACATGACCTTCTTTATCATAGATATATCAGTTTCTATATGTCTAAGGTGATTTGATTTAATGACTTCGATATCCTTTTTTATAATCAGGATATCTTTGTCTAACTTATTGATTTTCTCCGACTGACTTGGCATTTGCTGTATCCATAGTTTCTATCTTTTCAGATAGATTTAGGTTCTTGAACTTATTAAGTTCTGTTGTTAGGTGCATATTCATTTCTTCTTCTTCAGTTAGTCTTAATATCTTTTTTGTTAGGTAAGTAATAAATATCTCTTGCTCATCAATTACCTTCTGTAATTTTGTTGTTTGCCTTTTATTGGCTCTGGCTTCTTTACGCCATTTATTTACTTCTTTTTCATGTTCAGTCATTACTTTACTTTACTCATTGATCTAATAAATTCAACACCTTCTATAGTTTCTATTTGTGCTTCTACTCGTACACATTCTATTCTTGCTGTATCAGATTGCATATTCCGTGTCATAATTCTTTTCTTTTCAAGACAATCTTTTACACCATCAGTAACTGTATGTTCTATCATAGTACCACCAGAGAACAATAGTAATGCTATAATTACTTTAGTTACCATATCCGTTTGCTCTTACTTTGTCTTTCAGTTCTTCTATATCGTCTAGTGCTTTCTCTACATCAGTTTGTAGTCGCATAATATTTACTTTATTATGTGCCATGTTTTCTAAATCTTCAGACATACCTTCTACTTGTTCTGATACAAATTCTAATAACATAAACTGTTCCTGATCTATAGGAGTTTGATCTGCGTTCTTTACCAAGTCAGCTTCAAATAGAGTAGCTCTAGTTTCTATATTATTTAGTCTTTCAATAATACCAAAATACGCCCATACTGCTGTTGCAGTAATACCTAATAGACCTAGTAAATTCTTAAGAGGTAAGCCTATCTCTGTTTTTTCAGATAGACTAGGCATTACCTACATACACATTCGCCATTACAATATTCACACATTGTCTACTCCTTTGGATATTTATCTTTGACTGCCTGAATAGTTGCTTTCCAACCATCAATACCATTATGGAAGATATCATCTAACTGATCTTGCCATGTTGGGTACTCAGAAGCTCTATCTCTTTGATACTGATTATTGTCGTATTCAGTCTGTAACTCAGCTTTCTTTGTTGATACTTCTGCCCATGTAAATAACTGTGGTCCGAAAACAGCTGTACCATTTTCATCTGCACCAGTTACATATTTTACATTAGCTTCATACTCAGCTTGACTGCTAGGTTCACCTGATACTACAAACTCTGCATCATCTTTGAGAGCTTTGATTGCACTTGCTATATCTATTGTCATTTGTTTTTCCTTTCTTTGTTAAATTTAACCTTCTATTTCTATGGCTGTAATGTGAGCTTGTTTGCTTCCGTCATTTATCTGCACTTGGTCGCCATTAATTTTTTTCATTTGTAATTTGTAAGTTACCTGACTATCGGTTGAGGGTTGATCTACAACATGATATCCAGGTGTGTGCATATCTCTTTGTTCGTTGTTTGCTTCTCTATTGCCTAATCTAAACTCTGAAATACCAGTTGAATCTCTTAATACTTTAAAATCAAATACAGCACCTTGATTACTCGAACTCATAACTCTTGCACCAAAAGTAATCATTACCAATACTTTTGAACTTGATGAGCTAGGAGTAATGTTAACAGAATGATTAGTTATATCTGTAAATGATGTAGAATTTGTACTTGATGTAGTAGTTGTAACTGTTGTTTGTACTTGTAATACTTTACCTAAAGACAATCCACTAGCTGAAGTAATAGTTGAAGGTAATGATGTACCACTTAAGGCAGTTGCTGGTAATCTTGTGATAGCCATTATGCTAGTACCTCCATTAGTGTCATTGTTCCAGTTGTTACATCATTATTATAATAAAAAGTTCCAGAAACCATTTTTGCATACCAAGAATAGGTAGTTGCACTTGTTGTATTTGGAGAGTCTAAAAAACTATAAGAGTCAGTCACACCTGTGTCATTGTTTGTGTACATTCTTACATAACCTTTATCAGTAAGGAGATTTGAACCACCTCTATACAAGGTTAAATGTCCGTTATTTGGATAGATACCAGCAGTTATGCTTACTAAAATTTTACTACTTGTTGCAGAGGGTGTAATTGTTGTGTCAAAATCTGTATGAATTTTAGTCCAGCTTGTTGCTGTCACTGAGCCATAAGCTGTTGTTTGTGTTTGTATCACTTGACCAATCTTACCAACACCACCGATACCTAAACTACTAGCTGTAGCAGATCCCCCTGATGATGTCTGAATACTATCCACTCGTAAAATTGAACTCATGCTAATACCTCCATTAAAATCAATCTATATGTGGTGCTATCAGTTGTTACTGATGATGTAGCTCCTGATGCTGTATTCATAGCTAATGTATATTGTTGTGCTGATGTAGTTGAAGGACTATCAAGATAAGTCCCTGTCAAAGGAAAATTAGCATTTGAACCAGCTGCACTACCACCAATTAACGCACCTAAATCTGTGCCACTTATTGTTCCTCTAAATACAGTAGCTCTTCCATAAGCATTACTACCAGCAACAACCTGACAATTTGTATGAAAGTGTATCAAAATTTTACTACTTGTGTTTGTGGGAGTTATACTTGCATTGAGCAATTCAGCCATTGATGTAGAAGAATTTGTAAAATTTGTTGAGCTAGAGTTTTCTACTACTTGACCAATCTTACCTATAGGAAATGTAGATCCGTCTAGCTTTTGTAGATTTGTAACTTTAAGTGTGGACATTAGGCTAGTACCTCCATTAATGTAATCGTGCTTGTAATACTATCATGTTGAACTTTACCAGTATTAAATGCACATATGCCTTGTGTTTTATATGCTATTGCACTTGTGCTAGATGGACTATCTAGGTATTCAATAGGGTAAAAAATTCTATCATTACTAGAGCTAGGTTGATATCTAGCATAATTTACTGGTTGTGTAAAAACTGTTGTAGAATCTCGGACTACTCTTAATGTAATACCAGCACCACCACCATCTAAATAAATACTTTGCACTACTGATACTAAAATTTTACTAGATGTAGATGAGGGTGTAATAGATGCAGTTAAACCTGAATCAACAAAACTAGATGTGTTCAATGTTACTGCTGTGCTATGACTGCTTTGTACTACTTGACCAATCTTACCTAAAGGGAATGTACTCCCATCTCTTTTTTGTAGTGTATCTACTTGAATTATACTCATATGATTACAAAGCTACTCCCACTAGCGACTGTAAGTGTGCCTGAAATTGTAATTGTACCTACTGCCATAGCATTTTTACCAGATGCAATAGACACATTGTTAAATGTCTGACCATTAGTCATAAAGAATGTAGAGGATAGACTAGATGATGATACTGTTCCATCAGTTGGTGTACCGATATCTTTACTATTACCAAGAACTCTACCACTAAAAGTATCTGTCGATAATGGAGCAGAACTAAATGTAATAGTGCTACCTGATATAGCATAAGCTGAAGTGTACTGTACGACACCTGAGATAGATATTAAGGCATTAGCATCTGTTTGAGGTACAACAGCAGTACCACCACTTGTTAAGTTAAATGTTACTTCTGATCCATTAAATCCTGATGATATATCATCTAGGATAGTGTACTGACCATCTGTAGGACTAGTTCCTATATAACTCAATTTGAACCTCCATTATCTGTAATTGTGTTTCCTTCTGCTACCCACTTTAGTATTTCTTGATACATTCTATTACTTTCATCATGTGGTACAGTCCACTCTTTGTCATCATCAAAAACAACAATATAATTAAATTTTGTACTATCTAATATTGTTGGTTGTTTTGTAACTGTTTTAATTTTATTCATAATTCAGAATCCAATTCTATATCTGTGATGTGAGTTGTTGTACCTCTATTATTTGCTTCAGCCATAACATGATAACTTTTGTTTGTCATTGTTTGAGAGTCAATAGTTCCTGCATTATTTGTTTTTGATACACTAGGTGTAGTTCTCATAGGTGTATTGAAAACAAAATGTCCTGCACCTCTATTAGATGTATTTCCGTCAATAAATGTTGTCCACATTACAAATCCTGCCATGTCTTGAAAATATCTCAAACATCTTCTTTCATTAACATCTATTGGTAAAAACTCAAAGTCACTAGCATTAGTACCGACTTCCATTTGTAAGCCAGTTATGTACCATTCATTTGCAGTATTATCAGCTATATTTACTTGACTACTAGATACCCTACTTGCTTGTGTTACAGAACTCCAAGATGTTGATAAAGTTTGATTATTGTAATTTGCACCAGTTGCTAACCAAAATTGAACAGCAAAAGATAAACCATTATCATTTCCCAATGCACCAGAAGTATCACCAGCAAAAG